GATCGGCTGCACGATCGCGTCGGCCTGTTCGACCGCGGTCGGGTTCGACCGGATCACCGGGATCAGCAGCTGATCGATCGCCGACCCGACATCGCTGACCGAAGCCGCGTTGTTGAGCGCCTGAGCTTTCAGGGACCGCACGCCGCTGTCGGAGAGAAACAGGACATCGCCGGTGCCAAACTGGAGGACCGAGCGCGGCGATACCAGGCCGATCCTTAAAAGCTGCTTGAGGCTGTCCTTGGTCGGGTCGGGGTCGAGGCTCCATATCTGGGTCTGCAGGCGCGCGAAGATCGCCATGTCGCTGTAGTAAATCTCCATCGCGATCGGGTCTTCACCTTCCGGGTCGTTGATCGAAAGGTTGATAAACCCGGCGCCCGGGTTGCTCACCGAAGCCGGGTCGTTGACCGCCGGGTTGTTGACCCCGGAAAAGCGCAGATACTTATCGTCGGTGCGGTACACCTTGCTTTTCCAGGTGCGCGCGTAGGTGCCGTGGATCAGAGCGCCGGCTGCATCGGAGACCATGATGTCGTCATAGGAGCAATAGCTCTGCCCGTCCGGGGCCTCCATACAAACGAAATATCTCGTGTCGAAAGGCTCCACATCGAGATACCGCTTGACAACCTGGCTCACCATCAGCGGGTGGTAGACGATGTTGTGCGGTATCAGCGGGGGGATCATCGCGATCGTGCCCCCGGCCGGGCCAAACACCTGCAGCGCGCCGATATAACCGATCATGTACAGCGGTGCCGGGGGGTCCGTGGTCACCTGCGCCACATAGGTAAAAGCCTGCCGCTTCTCGATCTCGCCGCCCTGGTTGAGGACCGCGTTTTCGAGGATGCGCAGGCTGCCGCCGGGCGCCGTCAGCGGGGTTTTGCGAACGTCGAGCCCGGCTTTGAAGTCGACGATCGAGAAGACTTTATGGGCCATCGGAACAGCCTTTACGGCTGTTATCTTCAAGCGTCAGCAGCTGGAGATTTTGGGGTGCGTGCAGCCCCAACACGGTTTCTCCGTAAAGCGGAACGATGTGGTCAACCGTCAGCCCCAGAAGCCGGGCATCTTCGTAGAACGCTGCGATTTCGTCCCGGTGGCTATGGTGCATACGCGGGATCAGCGCAGCTCGACGCAGCTTTGCTTTCACTGCCAGCTTTACTCTGGTATGCGGTTGCTTCGCCCGGTCCCGAGCCAGTTCGTTTTCACGATCCCGATACGCGGTCTTATAGGCGCGCGTGTGCGCCTTCCCCTTGGCCGACTGCCGATAGCGAGCCTTGGCTTCCAGCATCTTTTGTCGACCCCGCGGCGACTGGTTCCATCGTTGTTGCGGGGTCACGAACCGGGACCACTTCCGTAATTTGGCGGGATGTAATCGAGGCCCAGCACCGGATAGCGCGCGGAACGCGACTGAGCGTCACCGCCGCCGCCGCCGATCACCACCGTGCGGGATTTGTGGCTGAACTGCCGGACCCGGTGCCGGCGCATCGCCTCGTTGGCCTTGTTGAGCTTGAGGGCGGCGTCCTTGGCGTCGTCGCGCTGCAGGATTTCGACCGCGCTGAACAGCACGATCAGGTTGTCCGGCAGGGTCGCCTGGTCGCTGTCGTTCACCATCTTGACGATCGTCTTGGTCCCGCGCAGCCGGACGATCGCGGCGTGCGGAGGACCGGGGACAAAACCGCCGGCGGTTGTGTCCGGGACTGGCCAAAGCTCGAACATATTGGTGTCGGCGTTGTGCATCCACTTGCGCGGCGGCCAGGACTTGAACCCGTCATCCGAGTTCCACTGCGTGAACTCTGCCGGCCCGATCCCGTAGCTCAGCTCGCAATAGACGGTGTCGATCAAGACCCAGATGTGGTTGATGTCGTCAAACGCGAGATCGACCGGGTAGTCGTAATATCGCTGCCCGTCATAGATCGGGACATCGCGGTCGACGACCAGCTGCGGCCAGTCGTAGTCCTGGTACAGCTGGATTTGGGTCCGGTTCAGGTAATAGATCAGCGTTTCGCGATCGTTGACGCCGTGCGCAACGTTGGTCGAGTGACCGACCTCGGCACGCAGGTCGGTCAGCATGTCGCGCAGCTGCTTCGCCATGTCTCAGGGCTCGTATGTCGGGCTGTGGCTGCCGCCGGCGGCCACGTCCGGCAGGGTGTTCGGGGTGCGGCGGTTGACGGTCCCGCGGCCCTTCATGTCCCGCGTGATGTGCGGCAGGGCGGCAGGGTCGGGCCTCGCCAGCCCGAGGTCCTCTTCCGGGACCGGGTCGTCGTCGTCGTCCTGGGCGTGCGCCGCGATCTCGTCCGGGGTCGGCTCGGTCTCGACTTCGAGGGGCGGCGCTTCGCGGACCGGCGTCCCGGTGCCGGTGAACTGGTCGAGCGGGCGCAGTCTGGGGTCCGGGTTGTCCGGCAGGACCGGGCGCGGCTTGTAGACCGGCTGGGTGCAAAGCGGGATCGTGGCGTCGGCCATCGGCAGCCGCGGCCGGGCGCCGGGGAAGACCTCCTTGAGGACCTCCGGGTCGTAGAGCACCCGCAGCCGCTCCAGGACCTCGTCGTTGGTCGTGTTCCACTGGCCGACGACATGGACATCGGTGATCGCCTCCTCGCCGTGGATGAACTGCAATATCGGCAGCTCGGGGAAAACGATCGGCCGGGTGCGGTCCCGGCAGACCTGGTTGCCGGCGTCGCCGCCGATCGCAACGGCGCAGCGCAATAGATGAAAGGCCGGCATCAGCGCCTCGCTTTCGGCGCCGGCTTGCGCTCGGGGAGCTTGGCCTGGCTCTTGCCCTTGTCGGCCGTGACGAACTCGCGGGCGACCTTCTTGGGGACGCCGGAGCCCTTGATGTCGCCGGATGCGACGCCGTGCATCAGGCGGGACTGTGCCTTGGATACGGAGGGCATCAGTACCCCCTGCCTTTGCTTTTGCCCTTTTTCTTCGCCATCTTCGGTTCTCCTGTTTTGGTGACTGAAAGCGGGGACCAGTCCAGTGGGGTGGTGGGGGTTGGGACGGGTGAACTGGTCCCCTTGCGCGTCAGGCGATCTCCACCACCAGGGAGGAGTTCAGCTGCTGCGCAACCATCTGACCCGTGTGGGTCATCGACTTGTACATGACGAACTGGTTGTAGGGCCGCGCGGGGGTGAACTTGTGGTCCCACTCGCCGTCTTGCTTCATAAGGTAGATGTGCCGCGGGTCCCACCAGTAGGCACGCTTATTGAAGCCCAGATCGTCCAGGGTGGGGTCGTACTCGATCGTTGTCCCCATGAACCGCATCTGGCCCATCGAGCCGTCTTGCGACCCCTGGAAGCCGTTCATCGAGTAGTTGCCGTTGGCCCTGATCTCGGTCTCCATCGCGGCGATGAAATCCGATCCGGCAAGGCACTTGGTCGGCCGGCCGCCGTAGCGGATCAGCTGGCGGTACTCGCTCTGCAGAAAGGCCAGAAGCGCGCCGCCGTTAGTCGGGCTCGACGTGATCGCGCCCCGGCCGCCGGCGCCGCCGAACGCCGCCGTCGCGGCGCGGTTGCGCCACCAGGTGTTGGAGACCCGGGACAAGCCGCCGGTCGACCCGGCGTTGGGGATCGCCACGATGATCGACTGAAGACCAGCGAGCGCCTTGGCGTCGGTGGTCCCGTCGCCCCACATCAAGCTGTTCATCGTGCGGGCGTACTGCTCGCCAAAATCCTCGTACTTGTCCTGCAATAGGTTCACCAGGACCGTCACGTCGCGGTCCGAGTGGTTGCTCATCGAGGTCCCGTCGCCGTGCTCGTCGGTGACCGAGATGCCGTCGACCTTCAGCTCGGTATGGGTCAGCGTGATGCCGATGTGGTGCTCACGCCACGGGTAGTTCACCCGCTGGATGTTGGCCGGCGTGTAGAAGCTGACCGTGTCGTTGTGGGTGTAGCCAGTGACCTTGTCGTTGACGCCGCCGGCGCCGTAGGCGCCCTTGACCGCCATCGAGATGTTGCCCTTGCCGCCCGGGAAGGACTTGGCAGAGCCTTCCATCAAGCGAAGTAAGGGTTTCGACTGGATGCTTTGTTTGAAGGTGTCGCCCTTGTTGTAGTAGTAATCTAGGGCGGCATTAGCAATGTTGGTGATTTCTCCAGCTGTAAACGCCATGACGAGTTATCCACATCAGGAGGCTCGTCGCATGTTTTGCAGGGCCATCAATGCAGCTTCCTTCATGCTGCGCGGCCCAGCACTTGCCGACGAACCAGTTGCGACATGGATGCTGGACGGAGAGGGGCGGGTCGGCCGGAGCGCGGGGCGCGCCCGGGCATACATCGCCTTGACTTCGTCATAGGCCGCCTGCGACAGCGCCACCGCGTCCTGGGTCGTGCGCGGCACGCCCCGCTCCTGCAGAAGCCCTTGCGCAACGCGCCGGACAGCACCCGACATTTGGGCGTAGTCGGGGTCCTGCCGCTGGATGCGGGCCTCCCAGGTGTCGACAGCCAGGCGGATCTGATCCACCTGCTGCGCCTGCTGAGTGACCGTGGCCACCTGTTGAGCGTTTTCGAGCCGGGCCTCGGCTTGCGCGGCGCGGTGCCGCGTTCGCGTCAGTTCCCGGGCCGTCGCGTCGTCGATCATCCCCTCGTTGACTTGCGTTTGCAGGTCGGGGGCGATGCGATAGCCGAGGACCTCCTGGGCGGCGAGGACGTAAGGCGTCACACCGTCGAGAAAACCCTGGTAATCGCCGCGGCGCAGGGCGGCTCCGACCCCCAGAAGCGTGTTGACATCTTCCGCTGCCAACTGGTGATGCTGGAGGTAGCCCTGGAGCTGCCGGTGCTGCTCGATCTCCGGCCGCATGGTTTCCAGGGACTGGCGGGCTTCGTTGCGCTGCGCGAGAAGGCGCTCAAAACGCTTGCGCGTCTCCGGCCGGAGCTTTTTGAGTTCGGCTTCGGTCGGGTCGGCTTCCTGGGTGGTGGCATCCGGCGGGGGAGTTCCCTCGCCCGTAGCCGCTGCCTGGTCCCTGGAGGTCTGGTCCTGGTCCCCGGTCCCCGCGTCGGTGTCTTCATCCGAGGGGAGAGCTGGGGTTTCGGGCCTGGTCTCCACGACCGATTTGACTACGGCAAGTAGTCCTTCCCGGTCGGACTGGCGGCTGTCGCCTGACGATGGCGAAGTACTGTCGGGTGCGTTTGACGAAGACGCGGGGGAGCTGTCGCTCGCCGGCGATGCCGGCGAAATATCAGGTGCGCCGGACGGGGGCGCCGTTACGTCGCTGGTCGAGATGTCGTCTGCTGGCGGCATCCAGGTCTTGCCGATCCTGTGGGACCAGCAAGAGCTTATGAGCCTGTGTGTTGTGCGTGTCTAGTTAGTTTTGTCCCGCGGGACAAAACCGCGGGGGCCATACCGACCTATTTTGTTCCGGGTGACACCGAGCTGGGCCAGCCGGATGCGCGCCTCGATCACCGCTTTGGCGGCGGCGATCTCCTCGGCGCGATCGGCGATCTCCTCCAGCTGGGTCTTGCCGAGCGGCTTCATTTCTCGATCAGCTGCTTGATCGCGGAACAGGTCTCCAGGACCTGCCAATGCTTGCCGTCCGACATAAACACGATGCAGGCCGCCGCCGGGTTGGAAGTCCTCTCCGCGTCGCGGCGCGGCACGGCCATCGTGATGATGTCGGTGGGGTTTATAAAGATCGCGCGGCCATCGACTTGGTGTAAAGACACCAGCTGCAATGCGGTCACGATCGCCGCCAGGGTCACTCGCTTGCCCCTCGGTCGTTCTGCTGAAGCGGCGAGGTCTGTGGGTGGGCCACCCAGTGCGCCTTGTACCAGTCCGCGCAGGGCACCCAGTCTTGCGGCGGGGCGTTGAACCGCGCCGCCCGGCCATACCAGCGCGAAGTCGCGGCAGCCGCCTCTTTCGCGAACTCGTCCAGTGTCTTGCTCATGGCGTCGGGAACCCGGGGTTGCCCATCGCGCCGCGGGGGAGACCGCCGCCCAGACCTGGCCTATTGCCGTTGCGGCCGTAGACTTGCAGGGGCGGCACTCTTGGTCCCAAGGGTCCCGCGGTCCCGGGACCAGTCATCGCGTTAGTCATCCCCGCCGGTCCCTGGGCGTTGGGGTCCTCCTCGGGACCGGGCGGACGAGGCGGACCCTTGCCCGCGCCCTCGGGGACTTCCTTTCCGCCGGCTGCGTCCGGCCCGCCCGGCGGCGCCGGGGGCTGGCTCATCAGCTGGTTGAGGGCTTCCATGCTGGGGACGCCCTCGGCAAAGGCGGCTTCGAGGTCGACATCGTCGCCCATCCGCCGGATCAGCTGCCGCGCCAGCCACTCCGGCGAGATCCCAGGGATGCGCTGCAGCAAGGGGACCAGCTGGGTCAGGGCCTGGATGTCCTGCTGCCGGTCGGGCGGGCCGTTGGCGCCGACATCGACCTCCAGGAAGACGTTGTCGGCGATCGTCTGCTTGTCGAGCTGCGGCCAGATCGCGCCCGGGCCGACCACCTTCTGAACGGTCTCCTGGCTGACGTTGAGGATCAGGATCTGCGAGGCGGCCTGGGCCATCTCGGTCATCACGTCGTTGATGTCGTCGATCGTCGATGTCAGGTCGGTGTTCTGGCTGAACTGGGCGACCGAAACCTCGGTTGCGGTCGCGCTCGACGTAGTTCCCTGGTCCGCTTGATCAGACCCGAGAACCCGCAGCACGTCCTCAAAGACAGGCCCCGTGTCGTAGACCGCCGCGTCGATCGGCGGCATGTGGATGACCTGGAGGACATCGTCGATCTTTTGGCCCGGCGCCAGCGCGTTCATTTCGAGGAGCGCGTTGGCCGGGTGGGTGCGCAGCTTTTCGAGGTCGGCTTCCTCCAGGAGCCCCGCGGCGACCGCCGTCTTGGGACGGTTGGCGCGGCGATGCTCGCGCAGCCCCTGGCGCGCCCGGTTCAACTCCAGCTGCATGTCCCTTATCAAATCGAGATCGGACTGCGGGTAGAGGGTCTTCTCGTCGTAGCCCTCGTTGAGGACGATCGAGAACCACGGCCAGAACCGGGTGGTCGAGACCTCCGGCGGGCCGGGGTCCTGCAGGAAATCCGGGTAGCCGTCGCACACGACGTAAACCGTGCCGTCCTTGCGGTTGTAGATTTCCCAGACGCAGGCCAGGTCGCACGGCATGTCGCCGTCGCCCTCGTTCATGCCGCCCCGGGTCGAGGAACCCCCGGCGTTGTAGGAGCCCTGATAGCCGTTGGTCTCGCCGTTCTCGTTGTAGGCGGTAAAGCTGGTCCCGATGTCGACCATGTAGACTTCTTCGATCTCGTCCTCGGTCAGCAGGTACTGCTGCGCCACCCAGTCAGCCCCGAGAAACCCCCGAAGGGTCCGGCACCGCGGGTCGGGGATGATCGAGGCGCTGTCGGGGTAGTCGAAGGTCAGACCCTCGCGCACCACGAGCTGGCCCTCGGCGGCGAGGCTCTGGATCGCCACCCTGAGGCTCTCGGCGTCGGCGCTGTCCATCTGGAACTCATCGTCGGCGAGGTCAGCCGAGAGGCGTTCGATGTTCGCCAGGCGCTCGGACATGTCGGCGATGCGGTTCTCGATCTCCGGCGCCATCGTCATCGCCCGCTGGAACCCGAGCTTGACGTAGCCGACGCCGGTGATGATCGCGCGCCGGATCGACATCTTCATCGAAGACTTAAACGAGTGGTTCTGCTCCATGATGTTGTAGTCGTAGAGGACCTCCAGGGTCCGCCCGACCTTGTGCATGGTCTCCTCGAACTGCTTCACCAAGGAGGCGTCCTGGAGGATCATCATCGCGTTGGGATCGGGCATCATCCCCGACATAACCGCCATCTGCGAGGTCTGCTGCGCCATCACGAGCTGCTGCTCGGTGCCGTCCCACACCCGCGCGACCATTTTGGGCTTGGTCTTGGCCTTCATCGTCGGGTTATTGGGATATAACTCGGCCGTCCTTTGCAGAACGTGTCTTAAACAAATGTTCGCGACGTAGCGATCGTCGCGGTTTTCGGTTTTGGCCAGCTCGGGCCACTGCCGGCCCTCGCAAAACCGGCTGTTTTCGCGCATCCGCCTGAACGGCTTCTCCCAGTGGGTTCGCGCCCGTTTCACCCGGTTCTGCCAGCGGCTGACCAGCTTGCGGCGGGGCTCGTCGGGCTCGGGTTTCTTGCGGTTGACGTAGGTCTGGTCCTCGCCGACCAGCTGCTCGGGGTCAGGCTGTCCCGGGACCATGCCGGGATCGGGCGGAGGCCCCATCATCGGGGTGTCCATCGTCATCGTCACCAGCCGCCCGTGCCAAAGCCGAGCCGGACACTGCGCTCGGCCTGGTCGCGCTGCATTTTGAGCCAGCCGTAGGTGTTTTCGGCCGGTTTGTCCTCGTCATGGGAACGATTGTCGCCGGCCGGGACCTGCAGGGTCAGCCCGAGGCCGATATAGGCCAGCGCGTCGACGAAATCGTCGTGACTGTCATACGGAAATTTGAGGAGCTGGTCCCGCGCCGCCGGCCACCACGGGGCGCGTTCGGGAAATCTAACCCTTCCCATGCTCATGCGGCCCTGGATCGACTGGGCGCGGGTCTGCTTGTCGGCGATCGGCTGCATTTCGATCATCGAGCAGAAAGTGTGGGTCTCCAGCATCCGCTTGCGCAGAAAAGGCCCCAGCGATTTGGTAATCATGCCGCGCTCGGCCCACCAGAAGAGCGGGTGGTGGAGCTTCATCATGCGCAACATGCTCTCGACGGTCTGCTCGGCGTTCATGTGCCGCCACACCATGTCCGGCAGCACCCAGATCGTGTCGTCCTTGTCGACCCCGACCATCAGGAGACAGGTCTTGTCCGAGGCCTGCTTGAGCGCCACGGCATGGTCGCTCGCGGCGTAGCATCTGAGGGTCGCGGGAAGATCGTTTGGACGGTAGGTGTGCAGCCAGTCGACGCTAAAGAACGTGCCGCCGGCCGGCGAAGGGCGTCCCTGGTAGAGCGCCGAGAAGCCGCGCACGTCGCGGCGCTGCAGGGCCTGCAGGTAGGTCTTGCCGAACCGGCCGGGCCATAGGGGTTCGCCGACCGGGCGCTTCAAGGCGTCCTTGCCGTCGTCGAAGGCCAGCGCGGGCAAGTCGATAATACGCCACTCGGCGGCCTCTTCGGGGTCGTAATAGGAGTTGTGCGGGTCGGTCAGCCGGCCGATCAGGTCATCCTGGTGCCAGCGGGTCTGGATCAGCATGATCCGGCCGGTCTCGTCCATCAGCCGCGACGCGATGACCTGGGTGAACCACGTCCACAGGGTATCGCGGATGGTCGGACTGTCGGCCTCCATGCGGTCCTTGAGCGGGTCGTCGATCACCAGCAGGTCACCGCCGCGGCCGGTGGTGGTCCCGCCGCGCCCGACAAATGCGAGGACGCCGCCCTGGATGGTTTCAAGGCGGTCCGAGGCCTTGCTGTCGGTCTTGAGCAGGACTTTCGGGAAGACCTGGGCATAGGCCGGGCTCAGCATGATATCGCGCACCGCGCGGCCGATATCCTGGCTGAACTTCTCGTTGTAAGTGCCGAAAATGGTGGATCTGTCGGGGTTCCGGCCGGTGAACCAGGCGGTGAACATCTTCGAGGCGAGCTGGGTTTTGCCGTGTCTTGGGGGAAGGTTGATAATCAGGCGCTTAATGCGCCCAGCCTCCAGCTCCTCCAGGGCGGCACAGATGACTTCGTGGAACCGCTGGACCTCGTAGCGCGAGAAATCCGGGTCATCGGGGTGGCCCGGGACCGGCATCATCAGCTTGGTGAAGGCAAGCATTTGATCCTCGGCATCGCCGAGCGCGATCAGCCGCTTCAGGACCGTCTCGTAGCGGGCAAGCTCCGGGCTCATCCCCTGACAGGCGCCCCAAAAACTGCCCAGCCGAGAAGCAAGAACAGCACAAACAGGAACACGCTATGGCCCCAGACGGGGGCGGGGGCTGGGCTGTTCGGCCAGTAGGTCCAGAGGCTGAACACCAGCCAGATCAGGATCAGGACCCAGTAGATCAGGGCGAGAGACATCTCGTTATCCTCCGGGGACCGGCGGCCCTACAGTGAAAGGCCCGGCATCCTCACAGTTTTCCGGGGCGGCGCGCTCGCGGACGTGGACGATATAGCCGTCACCCTCCGGCATGGTCAGGCTCAGCTCGAACACGCCGTCCGAGGCGTCCACCGGCATCCAGGAGGTCACATGGTCGGCCCCCTTTGTCACCACCGCCTCGACGATCGTGCCGGGGGTGACGGTCCCTAGGACCTCGACGGCGTCGGACGGCGACGGGTTGGACACCGGGTCGACCGTGATCGCCGCCACCGAAGAGGGCGGCGGCGGGATCAGCAGAGCCGTATCGCCGGAGACGCCGCCATAGGCCGGGACGCCGACCCAAACCCGCGGCACGCCCGGCGTGTCCGGCGGCGGCAGCTCAACATAGAACTCCCCCGCTGCCAGGCTGCCCATCTCGGGCGGCAGAAAACCGACCCGATAGGTCGTCATCAAAGTCACGGTCTGGATGTCGACATCGCTCATCTAGGTCACCGTGAAGTTCGGGGTCGTGACGGACTTGGCCGGGCTCGCCGAGCTGACTGTCGCGGTGGCGGCGCCGGCGGCCAGCGTGCTGCCCGGGAAGGTCGTCGTGTAAGCCCCGGTCGTCGGGTTGACGGCGGCGCTCTGGGTCCCCTTGACGGCGGCGCCGTTTTTCAGGACCACCGTCACCGTCGCCGGCATCGGCACGCCCTGGTCGACCTCTACCGTCCCGGCCACCGTGGTCGTCGCAGCCGCCGCCTGGTTGGGCGGCGTCGTCACGTTGATCGCCGCCGCAGTGCCTCCAGCGAGATACTCCCGATAGGCCTGTTTCAGGACCCGAAAGACCGGCGGTGGATGCGGTGGAGCAAATGTCGCCACCATAGCGATCTCCCTATTTTTGTTCGGGCTTGTGGTCCTGCGGCTGGGCGGCCCGCTGGCTCCGCTGTTCCCGTTCCCGCTGTTCCCGCTGATCCCGCTGGTCCCGGTGCGCCGGGTGCGGTGTCTCGTAGGCCGCCCGCTGGTCGACACCCTCCTGGCCCAGGACCGGGGTATCCTGATCGTGGTCCTGGTACTGTTTGGCGAGGTTCTGCTGGGTGATCGGCAGAGCGTCGGCCGGGGTCGCGGGCAGCGGCGGATCGCGCGGCGTGCCGCCGCCGCCGACCAGAACCGCCGGTCCCCGGTCCACGTCCTTCTCGAACCGCTCGGCGCCGGGGATGCCCTGCTCGATCCGCATCTCGATGTTCGCGATGTTCGAGGAGAGGTCGGCGGTGTTCTGGATGCCGACCCACAGCTTGGGGGCGCCCTCGCCCAGCTCGATATAGAGTTCCCCGAGCGTCAGGGTGTCCCGCTGCGGCGGCAGAAAGCCGACCCGGTAGGTGTTCTGGACGATCACCAGACCGGGGTCGACGATCCGGTCGCGGTTGATGATCGGGTTGCCGGCTGCGTCCGCCTTTTCACGCTGTTCGCGCTCGGCCTTGTCCTTGTCCTGCTCGACCTTGTCCTGCTCGGCCCGCTCTTGCTCGGTCTTTTCCTTGTCGTTGGTCCTCATGAACCTTCTCCCATCGCAACAACGTTATCGCCGGCAGCGCCCGGCTGCGGGTGGTGGAGCTGCTCGATCAGCGTCTGCATGATCGGCATTACGACGCGGTAAGGCCCCTCCGCGAGCAACGCGAGGACCTGGTTCCACTGCTGCGCCTCAAGCGAGGCCTGAAGACGGTCGGTCGGGGCGTGCGTGCCCGTCATATGGCGGCCTCCTCCAAGGTCGAGACCCGCGCCGCCAGCTCCTTGACGCAGTTGACCAGGGCCAAGGTCAGGGGCGTCATGTCGACGCCCTGGTACTCGGCCGCGTCGCGGCCGAGATGCACCTGGCGCAAGGCCTCGGGGAGCTTGTCCGGCAGATCGTCGGCGTTGAGCCCGTGAAAGGTCTCGCCGGTCGGCAGCCCGGCCTCGCCGGTGTACTCGTAGGTCACCGGCTGGAGCCGGGTAACCGCGGCGAGCCCGGTCCTATAGGGGGCGACCGCGGTCTTGAGGCGGCTGTCCGAGGGCGCCACCCAGCTGCCGCCGCCCGGCTTGATCGCGTCGACGCCGACGATCGACAGGGCGGAAGCGTTGCACTGCAGTGTGTTCTGGCTGCCGGTCCGGGTCTGAAAAACGATCATATCGTTTCTCAGAAAGCTCTGTGAGGCACCCAGCAGCAACGCCGGGACGGTGCCGGTGACATCGTAGACGATGTTGTCGTCCGCGGTCCGCTGGCCGAACAGTATGCCGCCGAAATAGATGTTGCCGGCCAGCAGGTTGAGGCCGCCGGAGGCGCCGGAGAGGGTCACCCCGCCGACGCCGTCGACCTGAAACCCGTCCGAGATAAAGGCGTAGCCGCCGCTGGTGATGCTCAGGTTGCGCAGGTCGACGCCGTACAGCGCGCTGGCGTAGCTGCCATACGCATCGGGCACGACACCGATCAGGGTGCCGCCGGTCGGGTCGATCGGAAAATACTCCCCGCTGCGGCCGAACTGGATGCCGTGGCGGAACCCGACCGTGGTCGTGTTGTCGCGCCCGAAGACGAGCATCGCGTCGGTGACATCGCCGTGCACCGCATCCGAGTTGGCGCTGTAGAGGGTCAGGCAGGATTTG